GCGATGCCGGTGACGGTTACCCACTGCGCGGCCAGCGTGAGCAGCGCCGAGAACATGTCGGCCGCGTTACCACTGGCGCGGCAGTCCAGCGTGCCCGCCGAGCCGGCCGAGCCGGTCGTAAGCGAGGCGCCCGCCGAGGTCAGCGTGACAACGGCCTGTTCGCTGAGTAGTATTTTTCCAGGCATATCAATCTTTCAATGCATCGATGACGTCGCGCGCGCTCGGCGCCGGGACGCCGATGACCTCCCCGCGGCTGGCGGGCTGCAGGGCGAGCGCGTACAGCGCGTCCACCTCGGCCTGCGTGGCGACGCCGTGGACGATCCAGGCGCCCAGCATGTCCTGCAGGTCCGCCTCCTCGACGTGGATCATGTCGCCGCAGGCGAACGATTCGCGGATGACCAGGCACGACGCCCGGCACGCATGCTGCGCGTCGTTGCTCGCGTCAACGATCTTGGCGTACGGGCCGCGCGCCGCCCACGCTTTCGCGGTGGTCGAGCGCAGCGGGCCCAGCATAGTTTCGGTCGGCGCCGTGAGCAGTTCGACGACGCGCGCGGGATCGCTCGGCAGATGCGCGCGGTATCCCCGCTGTTTCGGGTCGTCGACCAGCTCGGCGCGCAGGGCGGTTTGCTGTGCGGGCGTCATGATCAGGTCAGGGTAAAAGCGCCGGCCGCCTGATCCAGGTCGATCAGCAGCGTTTCGCCGTCGTTCAGGGTGATCGAGGAGCCGTAATCGAAGAAGCCGATCAGGTCGCCGTTCGTCGCCGTGGCGTTGGCCAGCACCGCGTAGCGGAACGGGCCGACGGCGCCGCCGCTGGCGGTCAGCGTCAGGTCGGCCAGCACCTGCTTGTAGACGCCGCCGGTCTGGCCAGCCGACGAGGTGGTCAGGTTGCGCGTGGAGCAGTACGTGTAAGCGATCTGCGTGATGTCAGCCGTCACTGCGCTGCCGGCCGCGCTCGGCGCCGTGTTCGTCAGCAGGATCACCAGCTGGTCGGTCGCGAGGTTGTGCTTCTTCTGCGCCAGCGCGGCGACGAACGCGTTAATTTTCGTGAAAGTAGCCATCGGCAGCCCTTCGTTATTCCGTTGGTCGATCGGCGGCGTGCGGCGCCAGCTCGATCGTCTTCATTCGGCCATGCCGCTCCAGCATCACGGTTGTGATGCCGTGGTCTCGCAGCAGATCGAGGGTTTTGGTCCATGTCTCCCGGCAGACGACGCCGACGGCGCCGTGCAGGTAGACGATCTTGTCGGTGAGGTGCGTGACCGTGACGATGGCCAGGTACGGCAGGCGGTTCTCGTAGCCGGCTGGCTGGTCGTAAGCACGGATGGCCGACGTTTGCGGGGTCATCGTCAGGTGGATCACGGCACGCCCTCCCCTGTTACGGCTTCTTGCGGCCGGTGCGGCGCGCGACGGCGGCGCCCGGCGCCGGGTCGGCGTGCGCGGCGCTTACATCGAACTCTTCTTCGGACGGCGCAGCGTCTTCGGCGGTGCGGTAGCGCGCCGCGCTGCAGTCGTCGACCAGATGCTTCGCGAATTCAGGCGTGGTGCGCAGGATGTCGCCGCTGTTCAGGGAGCCGTACTGCGCGGTGGTGACGATGCCGAGGATTTCGACCTCGACCAGGTTGTTTTCGGCGTCAGCCATGTGCTTCTCCAGGTGAGGGACGAGCCGATAGGCCCGCCCCTTGATTGATTAGGCCGGCAGCAGATCGCCGTAGCGGGCGGCGGCGGGCTTCTCGACGGTCAGCGCCAGACGGCGCGTCGCGCGGATCGTCACGAGCTGCAGCTGGAAGTTGTTTTCGTCGGAGTCCGACAGGTCCAGCGCGATGCCGGCGCGGTTGTGCAGCGTTGCCGCCTGCGACAGCGAGCCGACCCAGACCTTGCCGGGCGCCATCGCGTTGCTCGCGACGACCGGACGGCCGAACAGCATCGGCACGACGTTCGAACCCGGGTCGCCCAGCAGATAGCGGCCCTGGCTGTCCTTGGACAGACGCAGGGTCCACCAGTCGCCGGTGTTGAGGATGACGACGTCGGCCGGGTAGTCGGCCAGGGCGCAGTCACCGATCATCTTGCCGATCAGGTCGAAGCGGTTGTTGGCCAGGCCGGCAGCGGTCAGCGATGCGGCGGTGTAGCCGTGCGCGGTGAAGTTGCCGGCGTTCGTCAGGCCGTTCAGGTTCGGCGCGGTGCCGTTGCCGGCAACCAGCTGGTTCTCGACCTTCAGGTTGACGCCGTAGACCATGCGACGGTTGATGTAGGCGACCAGGGCGGCATTGTCCATCGCCAGTTGGCGCGTGACCTTGACGAAGTGGCCGATGCTCGACACCGGCATCGTGCCCGGCGAGAACGTAATGCTCGACTGCGGCAGCTGCAGGCCCTCGCCGGTTTCGGCCGCGGCGTTGGTGAAGACGTTCTCGCGGATCCAGTCGATGGCGTTCGCGCTCGTCGGGATGCTGACCAGCAGATCCTCAATCGTGAAGACGCGGAAGGCGCCGTCGACGATGCCCGGGCGCCGCTCGCTGAACGTGTTGCCGATCGCGTTGGTGACGGTGTTCTTCACCTCGACCGCCTGACGGCCGAATGGCTGCGCGCCGGCGCCCTGCACGGTCTTGTACGCGGCCGATTTGATGAACTGGTCACCCCAGCTTTCTTCTTTCGGGGTGTCGTCCTGCTGTGCGCTCGACTTCTGTTCGAGCTGCAGCATGCGATCAGCCAGCGCGCGCTGTTCGATGCCGATGTTGTCGATCGCGGCCTTGGTGTCGGCCGAGACCTTGCCGAGGTCTTTCATCTCGCCTTCGGCCTTTTCGGACATGGATTTCAGTTTGGCCTCGACCGAGTCGAGGGCTTTCAGGATTGCGTCGGACATGTGATTCCTTTGGTCGAAAAAAAAGCCGCTCGCGGCGGCTTTCTGGGGTTCTGATGCGGGTTATTGGCTCATCTTGCGGAGTCGGGCCAGAATCTGGTCTTCCGCCTTTTTCGCTTCGTCGGTGTCGCCTGCATCCCGCAGGGTGAACAGCGCCTTGGCGCGGGCGGTCAGTGCCTGGGCCGCCCCTTTGCTGAAATTCCCCGCATCCCGCAGGAAATACTCAAAATCTCGGATGGTCTCGATGTTCGCCATCTCGTCGGCGTACTTCACGCTGTCCAGGTCGATGCGCGCGGCGCCGTCGGCCGGGAAAACGACCGGCGAGACCTCTTTCAGCACCGACCACTTGTGGATCAGCCGGCCGCCCTCGTTGCCGTCCTTGTAGTCGCCCTTGCGCAGCACGCCGCCGATGCTCAGGCCGTCCAGGGTCTTGTGCAGCATGCACGCGCGCACGTCCGCGGCGCGGCTGTGGCCCGGCGTGAGCTCGCCTTCGACCCACAGGCCCTTGGAATCCTCGTCGACGTTCGTGTATTTCCCGATCGGCATGTCCCACTTGTGGTTGTAAAACATCTTCGGCATGCCGTTTTCCCGCAGGGTATCGAGATAGGCGCCTTTCAGGATGGTGTCGCGGTACGAATCGACCCCGCCGAACACGCTGGCGTAGCCCTTGAAGACGCCCGAATCCTCGGTAAATTTGAATTCGGTGTCGCCAAACGGCAGAGTTTTCTTGATCAACATGTGTTTTCCTTCGCTACTGGGCGATATCTGCGCCGGATCCGCCGCGCGCGGTGATTTTCCCGAGCAGGTCGAGCGGCACCAGATTGCTCTGCGCGGTCAGCACGTCGGTGCCGGGGATGAATGGGTCGCCTTCCAACTGGCGGATCTCGGCGCGGGTACGAAGACCGTTTTGCACGTTTTTGGCGTTGATCTCGGCCCGCTTGACCGGATCGCCGCGCAGCAACGCGTCCAGGCTGAATTCCACCGTCATCGAGGCTCGCTGGCGCGCCGTCATGACGCGTTTGCGTACCGCCTGCTCGATGTTGACGATCATCGGCCTGATGGCGAGCGTGAAAAAACCGTCCTTGATCTCGTAAATCCCGGTGCCCCAGGTCGTATCGCTGGAATGGTGGACCAGTACCGGGGGGACGTCGTACCAGCGGCATATCTCGACGACGCCGTAATTGCGCGTCTCCAGCAGCTGCTGCTGCTCCGGCGACATGCTGATCTGCTCGTACTTCATGTTCGCCTCAAGCACCCAGAGGCGATTTGTGCTGCCGCTGGCCATTTCGGCAAAGCGCTCCTGCACCGCCTTGCGCTGCGCCGCATTTAACACCTGATCCACCATCAGCACGCCGGTCGGCTTGCCGCCGGATCCGAACGTCTTGGCCGCGGTGGCCTGCGCCTTGGTGGATTCGTCCGTCGTGGCGCGCATGAACTCCAGCTTGGCCAGGCCGACCGTACCGTTGCCCAGGTTTTTCAGGTGCAGCACGTTGGTGCCGGCCAGCACCGCGACGTTGTTGCCGATCGTGTACTTGTAGACCATTGACCCGTCGGGCAGGACGATTGCCTCGACCTGATCAGACGGCATGGGCCACATGGCCACCGGCTCGCCCTGCGCATCGCGGTCGATACGAGCGTATGCGTTGCCGCGCAGGTCGTGGTACATCATCATCGCGCGCCAGAATTCGAACGGCGTCATGCGGCTGTTGGGCGAGTCGTGCAGGATGTCGTACAGTCGGCTACTGCGCGCCAGCTGCTTTTCGCCGCTGACCTGCTGATACGCGAAGAACGGGAGGCTCGCGATGGTCGACGCGCGGCGGTCGATGCAGGCCCAGACGGTGCTGATCTGCAGGGCGCCGTCGACGCCCACGCCGTTCGTGTCCGGAATCAGCGGCGCGCCGGGAATCGGCGTCTGCACGCCGGTCGTTTCCGCGATCGCACCGCCGTTGCCCCACCAGGTGCGGAGGGTATTTACGAAATTGAAGTTCATGCGCTGATCGGTGCGTTGAGAAAATCGTTGATGTCGTCGACGGGCTCCGCGATCGGCATGACGCCCACCGCCATGGCCAGCGCCACCATGCCGTCGATGCGGCCGCGTGCGCGCTGCTTGTCGAACTTGCGGGCGCCGGAATCCCCGACGACCTTCGCGTTCGCCGCGCACATGTTCAGCACCGGGTGCTTGCCGTGGCGCAGGCTCTTGTTGAGCAGCTTCACCTCCAGTTCGCGCAGTGCGGGCGTCATGCTGGCCGTACCCTGGCCGAACTCGACGAATTTTTCCAGCTCGGCGTCCGTGAACCCAGCCTTGACCAGCCACGGCTTGAGAAAGCGCATGTTGTAGCGGTCGAAGGCGAGCGCCTGGACGTCGAAGCGGTCGAAGAACACGCGCAAATGCGCGGCAACGTATTCGTACTCGATTGCGCTGCCCGGGGTGGTGTCGAGGAACCCTTCCTTCGCCCAGAGGTCGTACGGTACCTTGTCCTTGCGCGACTTCTCGCGCAGGCCTACTTCCGGCAACCAGAACTGCGAGTGCACGCCGCCGGTTTCGTCGACCGCCTCCAGCGCCGTCAAGTCGTTCACGCTGGACAGGTCCAGGCCGGCCCACACCTTGAGGCCGGCCGCGTCGCCCGGCGCGCCACCGTTGGCCTCCCATACCGAGCGCGCAACGAACGGAGACACCGCCTCGACGCGCTGGTTCAGGATCAGGTTGCGGAATTCCGGCTCGTTGGCCGGCATGTCGATCGCCTGCTTGCACTGCTTGCGCAGGTCGTCCAGCGAGCGGAACACGCCGAGCGCGGGATTCGCCGCGGCCCAGCCGGCAGGGTCGTCGAGCGCGCAGTCGGCCGGCGCCGCGTAGACGTGGCAGACCACGCGCGGGTCCGGTGAATTCGTCTGCGCGTCGATCCAGGTCGAGAACAGGTCGGCGTCCGTCGGCGCCTGCGTGCTGATCGCGATCAGGAGCGGGTTGGTGTACGCGCCCTGTGCCGACGTGATCGCGGACACGAACTTGTCGACCGGCCCGATGACCTGCCCCACCTCGTCCAGGATGGCCAGGATGGGCGACAGGCCGTGCGCGGTCTTGCCGTCGGCTGCCAGCGCGCGGTAGAGCACGTTCTTGCGCAGACCCATAAGGCGTTTGCCGCTGGGCAGAATCTTCACCAGGCCGGACAGAATGGGCGACATCTCGACCATCTTGCGCGCCAGTTCGAACACGACGGCCGCCTGCTCCTTGGACTGGGCGCCGCTGACGATCTGCGAGTTCTGCACCGCCTCGGGTCCGCACAGGTGCGCCAGCAGGATCGAGGCAATCAGCGCGGTCTTGCCGTTCTTCCGCGCGATCGACAGGTAGGCGCTGTGCGTGCCGTGCGGGTTGTCGTAGATTTCAAGGATGAACTTGCGCTGGAACGGCTCCAGCTGGATGGGCTGGCCGATGTGGTCGCCCTCCGGCGCCACGCAATACCGCTCGATGAACGCGCAGACCTTTTCACCGCGCGTCAGCGGTTTCTTGAGGCAGTACTTGTCGTCGGTGTCGAGCTGGGGAGCGGCCTTTGCAGACCGCTTCGTCATGCCAGCAGCCCGTCGTCTTCCGCCTCGACCTGCGCGCGTGCCTTGCGGGCGCCGTGCTCAAGTTTCCGCTTGCCGTGCTCGTCGCGCGCGTCGCCGGCGACACGGCCGCCCATGCGCAGCGTGCGCATCAGCGCCATTTCGCGGCGGGCCAACTGCTCAAGCACGGTGGTGCGCGGGTTCATGATCTGGGTGCCACGGTCGTTCGTGATCACGCGGCCTTCAATGCGCAGCTGCGCGTCCTCTTCCGCGATGTCGGCCTGGCACTGCGCCAGCTGTGCCGCCACGACCAGGTCGACGTCCTGCCATTCGTCTCGCGCACGCGCGCGCACAACGCCGACCCAGAACGGCCGCGCCGATTCGGTCAGCGTCACCCAGGCCGGCACCTCGATGTCCGGCTGAGCCGCGTTGACCATGGCCTTGACGGCGCTGGCCGCGGAGTCCGCGCGTGCGCGCTTCGTGCGCGGCTTGGCGGTGGTCGTGGGCTTGGTCGTGGTGGTCATTTTTGCCGTCGTTTTGTGGGTTAGCGTTAAATTGAAGCTGCATGGCCGGTTTCCCGCGACCAAGGCGCAGACTTTCGACCCGCCCCCGGGGTGGGGGTCAGGCCCGGCTGACGCGCTTCCATCGCGCGGTTCGGCGCGTCACCGATCCGGCGGGCGCGGCCTCGACGGGCCATCCATCTGCGCCGACCGCGACCTTGGGCGTGTATCCCAGGTCCTCGTTCGTCTTCGCCTCGTGGCACTCGTGGTGCAGCACCTGCATGTTGCTGTCGTCGTTCGTCCCCTCGTTGGCGAGGGCAACACGGTGGTCCAGTTCGAAGCCGGACGGGAACGTGGTGATGAGGCCGCACCGTGCGCACAGCCCTTGATCGCGAAGCCAGACGCGCTCGCGTTGCCGCTGCAGCGCGCGGCCGCGCAGGCGCTCAGTGGTCATGGCTCGATGCCCAACGCCATGCGCACCATGTCGGGTAGCGACTGCGCGCGGGTGCCGCAGCCATTCGCACGCAACAGCCTGATTGCCTCGTCGGCATCGGCCAGGCGCTGCGCAAAGCGGTCGAGCACCGTCGTGTCCGCTTCCTTCACCAGAATCACCGGGCGAGTACCAAGCACGGCGCGCATCATCTGGTCGCGGTAGATCAGGCGGTCGTCAGGCATGCGTCCTCCGCATCCGGTCGATGGCGGCATCTTCGCGTCGCACCTGGGCCATGAAGCGCAGCCAGTACAGTTCGGCCTGGACGCTCACGATCAGCCCTCTGCGACGGGGCGCACCGGCACCCCGACCGCTTCATAGTAGGCATCACGCGCCTTCATTTCGGCGCGCAGCTGCTGCAGCTCGACCAGGATCAGGGCCATCGTCGCGGCCATCGTCGACACAGCGCGCGCCTGACCAGCAACCAGGCTGGCCGCGCGGCGCGGCTTTCGTTTGTTCTCGGTGGACATTGGGACCTCAGAAAGAAAAAGCCGCCGACGCATCCATGCGTGGGCGGCGAAACCCTGATGGGTCAGGGCTGGAGACAGCGGGAATTCGTGCCGCTTACAGCGTGCGGCGACGTTGCGCGCCTGGGGTGCGCTCGCCTGGTCTGGCCGGTGCCAGCAACGCGTTCATTTTCGCGGAGACGTAAACGAAAAAAGCCCGCTTGATGGCGGGCTTTGCTTTTGTCTGGACGTGCGAAATCGCCCAGTGACCGAACTCTACAAGAAATAAAGCCGGGTTGCAACATGTTTGCGCAGCTTCTCCTCCAGGTCTTCACGTGCCTGCAGCAGAACGACCTCGTAGTTGGAACTCGCGAACCGCCAGGCCGTGGCCAGGCCCTGGCTTTTGTAGACGGCTGCGCGCTGCAGCACGGTCAGACTGTCGACCATCGCGTTGACGGCTTCGCCCATCTTGAGATCGGCGGCGCGCTGTGCGTCGTGCACATTCACATCGGGTTCCGCGTCGCCCTGCAGCTTCATGCCGCTGATGCCGACGTCGCGGTCGTCCATGCGCATAAAGTCGACCCAGAACGCCATGAGGAGGCCGTACGGATCTGGCTTCTGGAATGCTGGTTTTGCAACCTCCTCGCGACGCACGCGGCGGAGGTTCGATGTAGCAAAAATGCCGGGGATCGCGATGGTGGACATGGTGTTTCTCCTGTTGGGTTACAGGTGAAATTTTATCCCGTTCCAACCGGAAATTTCCGGCAGTCATCCCATATTTTTTATACCGTTTTCGCCCTGTTGCGCACTGGCCTCCTTCAATTGTCGTTGCTGCTCGACGAAGCGCTTGCGAGCTTGCCAACTCACGGCATCGCGGCGGAACAAAACGCACTGCGTGTCCCACTCGACGTAGCGGGCCGGCGAGTTGTCGTCGTTGTCAAAGCCGTGGCACCGGCCCAGGCCGAGCTCGGCGTACTGCTGCTCCGCGTCCTTCATGGTGAAGTGCTCACAGAAGCCGCAGATGAAGTCTGGATTGCGAGTGCGCATGGTCTATATCCGATGACTGTAGATAATCTGTACTGCTTGGATTTACGGGCGTTATGCCGCGATGCGCGCCACATTTGCGCCACTCAACCCGGTCTTTTCACCGATCACGTCGGCCGCGCGCACGGCGGTGTCGAGGTTTTTCTCAAGGTAGCCCATCGTCGTCGTGAAGCTCTTGTGGCGCATGACCTTCTGGATTGTCTGGATCGGCACGCCCTCCTCCGACAGCAGCGTGGCGAACGTGCCGCGCAGGCGGTGCGGCGTGATGCCCTTGATCGCGCACGCGGCGTTGGCCTTGCCCAGCACCTGGCGCGTGAAGCCGGCGCCGTACGCCTGCCCGCTCGCCTTCGTCACCACGAGGCCCTCAACCTGGCGCAGCGGCGTGAGGTAGTCGCGCAGCCAGCGAGGCATCGGTACCGGCTCGGCCTCCCTGCCCTTCGTGATGCCGGGCGTGTACGTCGAGCGCTCCCAGTCGAACCATTCCCAGCGTGCGGTGAGCGTCTCGCCCTCGCGCAGCCCCAGGCCGAACATCAGGCGCACGGCCACGGCCTTCGCCGGCGCGCGCGAGGTGGCGCCGTCGACGGCATCGAAGAACGTCCGGGCGACGTCCAGGGGCAGGAACGGGCGCGGCTTCTTCTGCACCTTGAGCATGGACACGCGCCACGGCGACCCCGCGAGGATGCCGCGCTTCACGGCCCACATCGTTAGCAGCTTGAGCACGCGCAGCCAGTGGTTGGCGGTGGCCGGCTTGCGGTCCTGCAGATGCTCGTTGCGCACGCGCTCGACGTCGGCCGTCGTGATGTCCGCGATGCGCAGCGCGCCCAGGTCGTACATGTGCAGCCGGCGGAACGTCTCGACGCTGCGGAGGTGCGCGGCGCTCGCCACCGGGCGGTGCACGACGATCCAGTCGTGGGCCAGCTGGTCGAGCGTGGGTACTGGCTGGCCGCCGTTGGCGCGCACGACCGCGGCGTCATACTCGCGGCGCGCAATCTCCTCGGCCCGCGCCTTGCTCGTCAGGCGGGTGCTGCGCTGCACGCGCGCGTTCCCGACCTGGAAGCGGAAGTGCCAGATCCGGCCCTTGCGGAAGACGGTCGCGCTCATAGGTGGGCCGCCAGTCCGCGGTTGCGGCGCTCGGTCGGCTTCGTCGGCGTCCAGCCGCGCGTCAGCGGCGCAAAGCGTGTCTGCTCGCCGATGTACGTCAGCGCGACACGGCCCGGCTTGCCCTGGCGGCACAGAGCGACGTCGACCTCGCACACCCCGACGTCGGGTGTATCCGGGTTGTAAACCTCGTCGCGGTACAGGAACACGACCGCGTCCGCATCCTGCTCGATGGCGCCCGAATCGCGCAGGTCCGCCGGCATCGGGCGCTTGTTCGGACGCTCCTCCAGCTTGCGGTTCAGCTGCGACAGCAGCACGATGCCGATGTCGAGCTCCTTCGCCAGCGCCTTGAGGCCGCGCGTGATGCCCTCGATCTGCGCGTTCCGGTTGTCGCCGTCCCCGTCCATCAGCTGCAGGTAGTCGATGACCAGCAGGTCGAGGCCGCTCTTACGCTTCACGGCTTTGGCCTTGAGACGCACGTCCAGCATGCGCAGTCCGCCCTGGTCGTCCTGGTGCAGCCGCATACCCGATACCTTGATCGTCGCGTGCGTGAGCCGCTCCCAGTCCTCGTCGGTCATCATCAGCGGCTTGAGCAGGTGTTCCAGCGGGATGTGTCCCTGGCTGGCCAGGTTGCGGTCGTGCAGCTGCGACTTCGGCATTTCCATCGACAGGACGAGCACGGAATGGTCGACGGCCGCATTGCACGCGATGTTCAGCGCGAACGCGGTCTTGCCCATCTTCGGGCGCGCGGCCAGCACAATCAGCTCGCCGCGGCGGATCCCGCCGTTCAACTTGTCGTCGACGTCCGGGAAGCCGGTTGAGATCGCCTTCACGACACCGTTCATGCGGCGCTCGATCTCCTCGACGTGCGCGGTCAGCTCGTCAGCCGCGAGAACTGGCTCGATGCGAGTACGCGCCTGGGCCAGCTTCTCCAGAGCCGACGTGGCCCGGTCGACCATCTCACCGGCGTCTTCTGGCGAATTGGCCGCGCCTTCGGCGACCTCGCGAGCGAACTGGATCAGCCCGCGTTTGATCGCCTTGTCGCGCACGATCCCAGCGTAGCGGCCGATGTGCGCCGCCGACGGCGTGTTCTGCGCCATCGAGTTCAGGTAGGCCATGCAGTCGCCCACCTTGCCGCGCAGCGCGTCGCCCAGCGAGATCACGTCGCAGCTGCGGCCGGCAACCAGGTGCCGCATCAGCTCGCGGTAGATCGTGGCATGGTCGCCCAGGAAGAAGTGCTCTGCGCGCAGGTCACCGATACGGTCGATGGCGTCGTTGTCGCGCAGCAGTGCGCCGATGACGCTCTGTTCGGCCTCAAGGCTGTGTGGCGGCGGTTTGATCTCGTTGCTCATGCTGCTTCTCTCGCTTCGTAAATTTTCTGGGCCTGCTTGCCCTGGGTGGTCAGGAAATACGTGCCGTTCGCGTCAATGGCCCACAGCTTCAGGTAGTTGCCTTCCACGTAATTGCGGAATGCCTGCCGCCAGTTCCGCTGTCGGCCCGCCTCCTTGATGCCGCCCCGGCCAAAGCGGCGGCTGAATTCGATCCATGCCAAGGCGACGAAATCGTGCGGCAATCCGGCTTCTTCGGCATGCTTCCAGACCGGGGCGTAGTCGCGGATGGGTCGTTCGTTCTTTGCCTTGCATTCGTCGAGGAATGTCTGCAAGGCAATGCGTTGTGATCGCTCCTTGGCTGCCGGCAAGCCCCCGCCAGGGGGTTTGGGGGTATTTATTAATTCTCCCTGTCCCTCTCCCTGTCCCTTGGAGTCGTTTTCATCAGGGACATCACTACCCTGTCCCTTCTGTTTGTCGTTGCTGTCCCTAGGGACAAACAACGGATGTCCCACGGGACAACCTGCCGCCATCCATGCATCAAATTCTGGGAACGGCACATTGGCGCCAGGGTGTCGATCGTTGTGTTTCTTGATGCGCGCGCACTCTGTTTTCAGGCGCTGTCGCAGCTTCGCCAGCCACGCCTCGTTCGCCTTCGCGGCTACGACAGCGTGGTACAGGCGGCCATCAGCACACTTCACCCAGCCGCGCAGCGCGCCCTCGCGCACTTTCATCCACTCTTTGACGACACGGCCATAGCCGGCGTACTGCGCGAGTGCCTTGTCGTCGTCAGGCAGACTTGCGGCCGGCACTTGGTGCCACGCTGCACACCACAGCAGCACCGCGCAGCGGAACTCGTCGGCTTCGGCCGTCACTGCCAGGTCGCTGTCGCGAAGGCGCACGACGTCGAGCGGCATGAACGCGAAGTCGCGCAGGTCGCAATCAGCAGGGACCAGCGGCGCTGGCAGATTCGATTTGTTGGCGGCGCTCACGATCCGCTCCTTCCCGGGCCATTGCCGAACAACGCGGCCACGAGCGGGTCGCGGCGGTTCGTCGGCGCGTAGGCCCGCGTCGTCACCTGCAGCGGAACGCCAATCGGACCGCGATCCTTGACCGCACTGCGCGCGGCGCGCTTCTGATCGAGCGCGTCCAGCTGCTCCTTCGATGCTGCGCCGAGGTGCCAGACATGCGCGAGGCCGCGCCCGCCGCAGGTCGGCGTCTCCACGTAATGCACGCGGCCGATTTCCATCAGGTCGTAGAGGCGAACGCGGATCGATGCGTGGCTGACACGCAGCTCGTCGGACAACTGCAGCATGGTGCTTGGTCTGACTCGCAACGTTTCCACGATGCGCGCGGCCAGCGCGCCAGCGGCCCTGTAATTCGAACGGGCGCTCATTTCTTTGCCATCCTGCGCACGCGGCTCAGCAACTGCCAGTGAGCGCCCACGGTTTCCGAGGAATTTGCCATCACTGCTCTCCCGCCTCATCAACAACCTTGCGAAGCTCCTGGCGTGCGCGGTACTCGGCCTTGCGCGTGGCCTGGTCTGTCTTGTTGGCGATCGCCGCTTTGTCGATCGCGCGCCAGATGCGTGCGGCCGAGCCGATCTTGTCGTTGTCGGTGGTCTTGGGCTGTGCCTGATCTTGCATGGGTTCCTCGGTTTATTGGCGGCAGAGGTGGAGGTCGAGCTCGTAAGGCGTGGCGCGGCCCGGCAACGACATAGCCATGTTCTGGCCATGATCTGGCCATTCCCTCTGCTGCTGGGTGCGCTTATGCTTTTGCTCAGCCGTCCAGCGCTTCAGGAAGGCACGGATGAGGGGGCTGGTTTTGACGTCAGCGAGTTCGCGTTCGGTGTCGTAGTCGACGAACTCGTCGGCGCTGAGCAGTGCTTTGATTTCGATGTTTTTGGCAGACACGGTACTTCTCCTTGTGAGGTGGTTCGCTATGGGGTAGTTCGGTACGTACTTCTGTTGCTAAACGGCTTCTTCCTGCTGGCAATTTTTCAGACAGCAGAAAACCGCAGGGTCACTGCGGCTGGGATTCGGGGTGGGCAGCGGCGAGCTCCGGCCATATCTCGCGCCAGTCGTTCGGCCGCAATTCCTGGCGTGTTGCAATTCCCTGCTTTTCGCACACTGGGGCCAGACGGATCAGCTTGTCGTCAGGGATGCCGCCAGTTCGCCAGCCGACCACCGATGGCGGCTTGATGCCGAGAAGCTTGGCAACGACTGCGGGCCCGCCCAGCTTGTCGATCAGTTCACTTGAAGTAGGGGTCATCGCTTGTCCGTGGAAATGGTTGGGTCATGCGACATATTAGGAGTAGCTAACGATTAAGTCAATAGCCACTCCTAATTGAAAAACTATTAGGATTGCCTAATGTTGTTATCCGAGAGAATTAAATTGGCGATGGACGAAGCTGGCATGAGCCAGGTCGATCTCGCGCGTGCGTGTGGCGTGAAGCCACCGAGTGTTCATGGCTGGCTCAGCGGCAAGTCGAAATACCTGCGAGGGGAGAACCTGCTGCAGGCTGCAAGGGCGCTAAACGTGAATCAGGACTGGCTTGCTACGGGATCGGGTCCGATGCGCGGCGCCGAGCAGCCCCTTGACCCAATTCTTGGGCTCAAGCCAGGCACGTTCATGCGCGTCGAGGCCGTAGACGAACATGACCCGCGCATGGCGCTCATTCCGCGCGTGCGCTTGCGGTTACGAGCAGGCATCAGCGGCTTCGAAGCCGAGCCAGAGCTGGGTGAAGACGCGAACTGGATGATCCCTACCGCCTGGATTCGGGCTAAAGGCTTTAAACGGGAGAACTTGATTTCCATTGGCATCCAAGGCGACAGCATGGATGACAAGCTCTGCGATGGCGACTCGGTAATCATCAACACGGCAGATAAAGAACCCGCTGACGGTGTGATATTCGCTATCAACTATGAAGGGGAGCCGGTGGTAAAGCGCATGATGCGCGACGATGGTCGGTGGTGGCTGACCTCGGATAACCCAGATCAGCGGAAATACCCGCGCAAGATTTGTGAAGGTGATCGCTGCATTATTATCGGCCGTGTTGTAAAGCGCGAGACTGAGCGCCTGTAAGAAGCGACCCGGCACGCTTAGATGCCAATCGGGAGAGTTTATAAATGAAGCAACTGATGCTCGCGGCGATAACTTTCCTGTTATGCGGTAATGCACTAGCTAGCACATGGGAATGCATCGACTCTACGGACGGTCACAAGTACATAGTAAGTCAAGATGTTATGAGTGATAGCTGTAGGAAAATTAATAACTCCGCTTCACCCGTAACAACAGCACCTGAGGTGCCAGATAATGCTTTTGGCCGCGCGGCCTCACGAGATGATGAGCTTGCGATGGCATATGCACATAGCGATTCCTTTTGCGTGAAAATGGGTAAGTTAACAGCTTCGGCAGCGCGAATATTAGAATTAGGTGGCACAGAGAAAGATTTAATTGCCATGAACAGCAAATCAACGATCAATAGTGACTTTAAAAGTAATGCAGCGCGACGAAGCAATGAAATTACTAAAGCAATAAGCGATAACATGATCGCTTATGTATTCACAGTAAAGCCGTCGCCAGAATCGGCTCGACTGATCGGATATAAGAAATGCTTAGCGGGCGACTTTGATTAAGGCGTCACGGCACGCTGGGTATCCAGGCCCGTCGCAGTAACAAAAAACTCTCCATCCCATCGTCCATGCCCGCACTCGCGGGCTTTTTCTTACCCCGGTGCCGGACTCGCGCGCCCGAAGTGTTAGGGCTGGAATCTGTTCGCACAAAAAATTAGGAGTTCCTATTGACGTTTTAATTAGCTTGTCCTAACATGACTCCATCGCAACCGAGCCCGACAGGCATGGAGAACACCGATGGAAGTCCGTCCCACCCACGACGCCGAGTACGACAAGCTGCTCGCGTCTACCCGCTACACCCAGCATGACCTGATCGTCGACGGCATCATCGCCATCGCGGCCGTCGTCGTCATCCTGGTCGTAATGTCCCAGCTGGGGAGCAGCTGAACATGCGCCCGTTCCTCATCACCGTGCGCACCGCCTCCGCGACCGAGCAGTCCACCCACTTCGCCGAATCGAGCGCCCAGGCCGCTGTGGACGTCGCGGCCAAGTACGACCAGCCGTGCGGCATCACCGTCGTCGCGGGAGCGCGCTGATGGCCACCGCAAAGCAGATCCGCGACGTCGTGCTGCACGCCGCTGACGGCGCCGTGCGCGACTGCCCGGTCGACCTCAACGAGCGCGCACGCATGTTCGCGGCGCGCCTGGCCGGCATCCTGAGCGCCCACGGCGAGGTTGCCGTCGAGAGCGCGATCAACCGCGTGCTGGGCATCGATGCGCCGCGCCCGGCCGCCGACGGGGCGTGACATGGAACAGTTCGAACCCGACCGCGCCGCGATCGAGTACGTGTACAGCGTGCTGCACATGCTCACCCCGCTCGACGAGGCGCTCAAGCACCCGACCCTGAACATCGTCATCAAGGCGGTCGCGCGCCGGCACCAGATCCGCCGCGATCGCATCGACGTGAAGAAGCTGCAGGCCAACGACCGCGAGGAAACCGCATGAAAACGAATGAATGGAATGATGCCGCCGCCGCGCTACCGGACGACCAGGCACTGGTACTCATCGCTCTGAATGACGACGACGTGTGGACCGGCTACCGCGACGCCGGGATCTGGCGCTACGTCGACTCGATGCCCATCGTGTCGGAGCGCGTGACGCACTGGATGCGCATGCCGGCGCCCCCTCCCAAGATCATCACCACTTCGCCGCCCTGCGCGCTCTTCCATCCTTCGACGCGCCTGGTAAACGAATGAAGCGCGACGCCTTCACCCTGTCGCTCGACCTGGGCCACGAACTCATCATCGACAACTTCGCCGGCGGCGGCGGCACGTCGACGGGCCTGGAGGCCGCGTTCGGCCGGCCGGTCGACATCGCGATCAACCACGACCCGGAAGCACTGGCGATGCACGCCATGAACCACCCGCACACGAAGCATCTGTGCGAGAGCGTGTGGGAGGTCGACCCGATCGCGGTCACCGGCAACCAGCCGGTCGCGCTGGTCTGGCTGTCGCCGGACTGCAAGCACTTCAGCAAGGCGAAGGGCGGCGCGCCGGTTGAGAAGCGCATCCGCGGCCTCGCCTGGGTCGCGCTGCGCTGGGCCGCGAAGTGCAAGCCGCGCGCGATCATGCTGGAGAACGTCGAGGAGTTCAAGACGTGGGGGCCGCTGATCATCGACGCCGACGGCAAGGCGCGGCCGGACCCGGCGAAGCGCGGCAAGACGTTCGACAGCTTCGTCCGTCAGCTGCGCGCCCACGGGTACCAGGTCGAATGGCGTGAGATGCGCGCGTGCGACTTCGGCGCCCCGACGATCCGGAAGCGCTTTTTCCTGGTGGCGCGCCGCGACGGGCTGCCGATCCGCTGGCCGGCGCCGACACATGGCGCGCCGACGTCGCCCGCCGTGCTGGCTGGCCTGCAGGCGCCGCACCGCACGGCCGCCGAGTGCATCGACTGGTCGCTGCCGTGCCCGAGCATCTTCGACCGCAAGCGCCCGCTGGCCGAGGCAACGATGCGCCGCATCGCGAAGGGCATCATGCGCTACGTCGTCGACGCCGCGAACCCGTTCATCGTGCCGCTCACGCATCAGGGCGCGGACCGCGTCGAGGCCGTCGACGAGCCAATGCGTACCGTGACCGGCGCGAACCGCGGCGAGCGAGCGCTTGTGACGCCGACGCTGGTACAGACCGGCTACGGCGAGCGGGACGGCCAGGCGCCGCGCGCGCTCGACATCGAGCGGCCGCTCGGCACGATCGTCAGCGGCGGCAAGCACGCGCTGGTCAGCGCCTTCCTGAATGAGCACGCCAACGCCAGCACTCAGCGCGTGTTCGCAGCCGACGAGCCGATGCGCACGATCTGCGGCCAGGTGAAGGGCGGGCACTTTGGCCTGGTATCGGCGCACCTGACGAAGTTCCGTTCGGGCTCGACCGGCAGCGAACTTGCCGAGCCGGTGCCGACCATTACGGCGGGACCGAAGGAAAACCCCGCCGGCGCGCCGCACGCGCTCGGTCTCGTCACGGCGTTCATGGCGCAGCACAACAAGGAGCGCGTGGGCGTGAAGGCCGGCCGGCCGATGGACGCGCCGATGTCGACCCTGACCGCGTCCGGATCGCAGCAGGCCGTCGTCGTGGCGCACGTGCAGCGCGACATGGGCCGCAGCGTTGGCCACGCCGTCGACGCGCCCCTGGCGACGACGACCGCCGGCGGCGGCGGGAAGTCGGCCGTGGTCGCGAGCACGCTGGTGAAGCTCCGCGGCACGAGCAGCACGGCGCCAGTCGACGAGCCGCTGCACACGGTCAGCGCCGGCGGCCAGCATCACGCGGAGGTGCGCGCATTCCTGGTGAAGTACTACGGTGCCGATCAGGATCCGCGCCTGGAGGAGCCGCTGCACACCGTAACGACGAAGGACCGCTTCGGCCTGGTCACGATCCAGGGCGTCGACTACGAGATCGTCGACATCGGCCTGCGCATGCTCGCGCCGCACGAGCTGTACGCGGCGCAGGGCTTCCCGGCCGACTACGTCATCGAGGAGATCCCGGACCCGGCGCTGCTGTTCGCCGACGGCGTGCAGGCCGCGGCGGATCCGCTGCAACTGCCGCGCGTGCCGCTCACGAAGTCGGCCCAAGTGCGCATGTGCGGCAACAGCGTTTGCCCGCCGGTGTCCGAAGCGCTGATCCGCGCGAACTTCGTGCACGAGCAGCAGCTCGCCCGGGTCGCCGCATGAGCATGACGTTCGACCAGGCACGCGCCCTCTACGGCAGCGACGAGCAGATGGCCCGCGCGATGTTCGAACAGGTCGCCATCATGCGCATCGACCTGCAGCTGCAGCAGCAGCTGCGCCAGCGCGCCGAGGAGCGCCTGCGGCAGGCCCACATTCAAATTAGAACGCAACACACCCGACAAGGAAAACGATGATGTCCGATACCAAAAACGAGAACCGCCGCAAGGACGACGCGCGCCCGGACGGCGCCCTGACCTGGACGGACCCGGCGCCCGCGGCGGCGCACCTGGGCGACGTCATGATCGACATCGAGACCATGGGGACGACGCCTGGCTCCGCGATCCTGAGCATCAGCGCCGTGATGTTCGGCCCGTCCGGCCTCGGCGAGACGTTCTACGCGCCAATCGCGCTCGCGTCGTGCACGGCGGCCGGCCTGACGATCGACCCGTATACGGTGGCGTGGTGGATGAAGCAGAGCGACGCCGCGCGCGCCGCGGCATTCCGCGACGATGCCGAGCCGCTGGCGGCTGTGCTGCAGCAGTTCACATGCTGGCTGGAACTCGTGGACGCCGAGAAGCCGTGGTGCCAGGGCGCGAACTTTGACGCCCCGCTGCTCGATGCCGCGTACCGCGCCTGCGGCATGGCGTCGCCTTGGAAGTTCTGGAACGTGCGTGACACCCGCACGCTGTACGAGCTGGCCGACGTGAAGGTAGACCGTGCGCGCGGCGTGCACCACAACGCGCTTGACGACGCGCGCGCCCAGGCAGAGGCGGCTGTGGTCGCGCTGCAGCGGCTGCAGGATGCGCGCCGGCCGGCCATTGGGCGCCACGACGCGACGTGCACCTGCCCGAGCGGCGATGGTAGCCTGCGCTGGCCCTGCCCTGCGCATCCGCCTGAATCGGCCAGCGGGAGCGACGGAACAGCCGCTGCCGGGGCGGATGCTCTGTACGCGGCGCTGCAGGCAGCAGGCCACGCACTACGCAGCTACCAGTACGGCAATTCGTCGCCAGACCTGGCGGCTCAAACCGCCGACGGCATCGATGCCCTGCTGTCCGACCGAGCCGCCGCCACCAGCGGGAGCGAACTGGCGGATCGATCAGTGCTCGACATCGCCGCGCGCATCTTCGACTTCAAGCCGCATAAGCAGACCGAAGAAGTGAAGGCCAAATACCTGCGCTTTGCCGACGAGGTCATCGCCCAGCAGGCCGGAGCGCCTACCGTATCGGTGAAGGATGCCCTTCGTCGGTGCGGCGCCGATACCGACTACCACGGAAAAATGGTTTTCACCGTGCCGCAGTTCGAACATTTCGTCTCGCTGATCACCGCTCCTGCCCCTGCTGCGGAAGAGGTGCGCTGGTCGAAAGAGCCACCAACCGAGCAGGCTGACTACTGGCATTGGGATGGCGACGAGGATCATGCCCCGATGATCTACCACGTGCTGTGGAGCGGCACGGCGAAAAAGTGCTTCGTCAGCATCGGCCAATACGGGATCGATGAGGCGATTTGGTGCGACAACTTCGGCGGCTACTGGATGAAGATTGAGCAACCGTCCGTGCGCGCCGCCATGTCCGCATCTCAAGGAAAGACTGAGGAGGCGAAATGATCGGCGTTTTCATTGCGGAATCACTCAACGGAGATTTTTCCGAAGCTATCTCGGCGATGGACAAGGCCACCCAAGAATGGGAGGCGAAAGCAGCGCGCGGGGAATGCGGCTGGGTATGCGCCGATTGCTGCATGACATTCCCGGAGGGCATGCCGGACGCCTGCGGGCATGGGCAGCAGTGGTGCACCGAAATCATCCAGCGGGATAAGAAAGCAGCATCGCCAGCTGCATCTCACGACACGCTGAAAGGAGAAACGAAGTGAGCGATATGTTTTTGAGCGATGACGAGATTTCGAGCATGACCTTGCGCGTGCAGCACGCGGCCCAGGCGCGGGTATTGCGGTCCATGGGCATCGAGCATCGCGCGCGTCCGGACGGCAGCATCGCCGTGCTGCGCGCGCATGTCGAGCAGGCATTCGGTGCGTCGGCCGGCTCGAAACGGAAAAAGACGCCGACGGAGCCGAATTGGGGTGGGATGAATGCCGCGCGCGCGTAAAAAGGAAAATCAGGGGCTGCCGAAGCGTTGGCGGCACACGCACGGCGGCTACTACTACCAGGTGCCGCCGGGCCAGGAGGCCGCGTGGGATGGGAAGAAGACGTTCCGGCTCGGCGCCAGCCTGCCAGAGGCGTACAAGGTGTGGGCCGAGCGGCTGCAGACGGTCGACCAGGCCAAGACGGTCACGGCCCTGCTCGATCGATACGCGCTCGAGGTGATCCCGAAAAAGAAAATCACGACGCAGGCGCAGAATAACGTAGCGATCAAGCCGGTGCGCGCGACGTTCGGCCCGATGGCCCTGCTAGACATCAAGCCCCGGCACGTCTACGAATACATCGACCGACGCGAGGCAAAAACGTCGGCGCGGCGTGAGATGGAATTGCTGTCGCACGCGCTGACGAAAGCCGTGGAGTGGGGATACCTGGACCGCCACCCGTTCAAGGGCGAAATCAGGCTGGAAGGAGAGAAAGCGCGCACGCGCTATGTGGAAGACTGGGAGATCGTCGAGTGTCTGTCGCTGGTGCCGCGCCGGAAGTCGGGCAGCGTGCTGGCCGCCCAGGCGTACATCCGGCTCAAGCTGCTGACGGGCATTCGCCGCGGCGACATGCTGCGCCTGACGATGTCCGATCTGCGCGACGACGGGATCTACATCGAGCCCGGCAAGACCGAGGGCACGACCGGGAAGCGGATGATCATCGAATGGTCGGACGAGCTGCGCGCAGCAGTCGCCATGGCGAAGGCGGCGCGGCCAGTGGAGCTGTCGCCGTTCCTGTTCTGTACGCTGAAGGGCAAATGCTACTTCAACGAGAAAGGCCGGGCCGGCGGATGGGAATCGCTGTGGAAGAACTTCATGACGCGCGTCATGGACGAAACCAAGGTCGAGGAGCACTTCACCGAGCACGACCTGCGGGCAAAATGCGCGAGTGATGCGGCGACGCTGGAGCATGCCAGAAGCCTGCTCGCACACGCCGACAGCAAGCTCACGGAGCGGGTGTATCGGCGCCGGCCCGAGCTGGTAAAACCCCTGCGGTAGCTATTTGAATAGTACAGCCCCGCTCTATAGTACAGAGGGCAAAAAAAATCCTCCGTGAGAGGAGGATTTATTCATTCAAATCAACAACTTATGTCTTGGCGGAGAGACGGGGATTCGAACCCCGGATAGGCTATGAACCTATACACGCTTTCCAGGCGTGCGACTTAAACCACTCATCCATCTCTCCTGATGGGTTCACGAAC